CCATTTATTTGCAGTTGTGGAGAATTGTTTATCGTTGTCGGACCAAGTTCAAGGGTGGCTCCACTTGGAATTGTGAGAGTCGCGCCCTGCGCCCAAATGAGAGCATTTTGATCGCCAGCGCGCGGGGAAATTCCCGCCGTAACGCGGAATCCATCAATGCTGTAATTCGCCCCGCTTAGCAGGAGCATGGTGGTGCCAAGCGGACAACCAATGACACAGGATGCAGGGCTGGCGCTGTTGCCGACCAGCGCAATGGTGCCAGAGCCGTTCTGCGGGTAGCCTCCGATGGTCGATGAAGTATAAGTGCCGTCAGCGCATTTGATCGTATAATTAAACCCGCCAAGATTATATTTCAGCGCTTCGGTAATGCCGCGCTGAATGGTAGCGAACGGCCCATGCGTGCCGCTGACGGTAGCAGACGTGCCATCATAAGCCGTGTCTGACCCAAGCGTGGCGTTGATGTAAGAAGTCGTATTGGCCTTGAGCAGAGGAAACGGCTGTTGCGACCGAATGAATCCCTCAATGGCCTTGCGCAACTGCTGAAGGTCAAGATTGGTTGGCGCGGCGCACAGTGTACCGGTTTGATCCAAGTAGCCATGATCAAATGCCCACTGGATTACATTGACAATTTCCCGCTGCGGAAATTCGATGGCCTCTGCTGGCGGAATTGATCCATCGGTGCCGGTGGCCGGATTGCCGTTGTTGTACGGCGCGTTCGGGTCGGTCTGATCGAATGGCTTATTATACTGCACGGTTCAACTCCTTTTAGAGTCCGTACTTCAAACGGAAGTATTGATCGAGGTTGTTCTGATCGGCCCCTGACAACAAGCCGCCAATAATAACTATTTCGGAGATCGGTCCGTGCCAGAAGCGCCACGGCTGATTGCCCTGATAGCCTGCTCCAACTGTCAGATAGGCGTTCTGTGCAAACGGAGCCGTACTGGTTATTTGTGCTGATCCAACGACATTATTGACGTAGCTGACGCCAATGCCGTTACCGACTGCCATGCCAAGACGCATCGGAGTGCCATAGGCTGGCGCGCTCTTGGAACCGAGTTCGGCAAGATTGCGATAAACACGCACAGTTTGATTTGTTGATTCGCGGCCAAAGGCCAGCGACACCACGTTGTCGTAGTCATTGATCTGAGTTGTTCCACTAAACGAAGCCAATCCAGCATCAGATTCACTTGCCGAATTCATAATTGCGACGGCAAAAATGGACAGCGCCCCCGGCGTTCCGCTGAGACCTAAAAATGCGGACATGCCGCTGCTTGAACTGAAGTCAACAGTAGGTTTCCCGTTCAAGCCAGCAGAACGATATATCGGGCTTGATCCGCCGCCTACAAAAGTCGGATGCAAGTGCATCGCGTTGGGACTACTGTCATGCCACACGTTGATGGCATCACCATCAGCCGGTAACTGATTGGCGCTGTTCAGCAGACCTTCCGGGCGATACCAGAGTACAGCGTTGCCCCAAACAGCCGGTGTCCAACCGATCACCGTCGGTGCGGTCGTGCTGAGCGCCAAATCGCGCCTTGTCGGACTCCTGAAGATGGCCGGTACGCCGACACGGAGGAATGGCGCGGTTGTGCTCAACACGGCATTAGCTTGCGCAATGCTGAATTTACCTAGTGACGCACGTTGCGGACTTGTCGTTGACAGCGCCAAATTAGCCGAGTTTGGCGATATCTTCTTTGGATCGCGCGAGTAGACCTTGACTGGAGCAACTGGACTGAGAGTTAGCTGCGCCGCTGGCGGACTGATTTTGATATGCAGGTGTGAATAGTCGAACAGCGCGATGGTATGCGCCGGTTTGCTACGATTGATGATGCACTCCAGATCGGTCGCCTTGCCATTGCGCAACAGCGGATCGATGCCGCATTGTCCCGCCGCACAGTGGAAATAAAATTCAGCGAGCTTGCCGACATCGATGGTCCAGAAAAACCGCATTTCCGGCGGCCCGAGATACCAGCGGTAACGGCTCGGCGCATCCTTGTTGTAGCCCTTGGTGTAGCCGACATGCGACACGCCGATCTGGAACGGCGAATATTCGGTGATGTTGATGTCGTAGCCGATATCTTTCGCCAGCCCGATGAAATATTGCCTGCTCTGCGCGCCGATGGTGGTGATGCGCCGAAGCAAAGCCGCGCGTCGTGCCGTGATGCCTTGCGGTTCATTGACGCACAGATCTGGCAGGCCGTAAGCGCGCTCCCAATCGTCCAACATCTCCAGCGTGGCGCGCGGATCGGATTCGCGCTCCAAGAGATCGCCTGCCCGGCCATCGACGAAGCCCCAGACATTGGCCAGCCCGCTCACTGTGTGCATCAGCAGCGATGCGGCATCGCGCGGCCACGCTATTCCGGTCGGCAGCAATGCCGAAAGCGCCGTGGCATAGTCGCTGCCAGAACGGCGGACGTGTCGGTCGACAGCGTGCGGAATTTCGGCGCTAGACATAGGTGATGGTGCCCAGCACGCCGATGTTGCCATTATTCGGCATCACATGGTCAGTCATGATCAACGTGAATGAGACCACGCCGGGAGCCTGAATGATGGCGTCAGACACCCATGCCGCGTAGATCGTTTGCGCCGGATAGAGCACACCATCGACCGAATAGGATGGTCGCGCCTTGACGCGCAGCATATCGCTGACCGACTGGCTGATCGCCGCCTTCACCGTCGAGGTGTTCGGATTGAGAGCCTGAATCGTGAAGCTGACAGGTTCTGGAATTGGCGCTTCGATAAATCGGTCCTTGACGCAAACCGGCCGCACCGTGTCGAGATAAGACGTGACAGCGGCAATATCGCCAGCCAGCGGAATTCCGTCGGCGCGCAGATCATCCATCATGAAGCGGATGGTCACCGTGCCCATGCCCATTTCGTTGGGCGCGACCCATACGCGCGTCACGCCGTCGACGCGCAAGGTCCAATTGACATAGTCTTCGGCGCTGCCGCCCATCGGCGGATTACGAATGCGTTCCAGCACGCGCGCGCGCAATTCCGCATCGGTTTCCTGATCGGTGCCGCCGGTCATGCTATCGACGGTGCCCGCGCTGTCGACACCCGCGATAGGTGCAGCAAAGGCAATGTCGGTGCCGGGATCGAGATTGCCTGCCGATCCTGCATCGAGCGCGCGCACATGCCCGGTCGTCGTACCGAGACCAAGGATAAGCTCGTCGACCACTTCGTAGTTGACGCCTTCCGAGGTGAGTTCCGCGCCTGCTGGAATGATGCTTCCGGCCAGCCCGGAGAATTCCACGGCACCATCGGCATAGGATGGCGATTTCCGGCCAACGCTGCCGTCGGCATTGGTCAGCCAGATGTCGCCATGCCGGTCGAGCCATTCGGTGCTGGCGGTGTCGGGCAGCAATTGCAGCGCCAGCCAGTCGAGATAACGCAGCGTCAGATGCGCCAGCCCAGCCATGGCATCGGCCATGACGCGCAACACAGAGTTGGCGATCATGATCGATCCGGCGACAGCGGCCTTGCAATCGTTTCTCACCATCTCGCGGACGGCGCGAAGCGTCGGGGTCGTCCATGCCATGTTAGGCGCTCAAACCTCTGAGGTCTCGCGGACAAAAGGCTGGGTGAACAATCGCGTTCTCGTCGACAACTTCCTGCGCCCGCGTTGTGTCTTGATAAACCAGATACGCCACTTTGTAGACCGGGAATGTCAGCGGCATCGGAATGCGAATCATGCGCGGCAGCGGCCGTGATGTGTTGTCGAGAAATTCCATCAACGAGGCATACAGGCTGACGATCTCCTGATAGGTCTGCGAATCCATCGCATCGGCTGCCATCTCGCGCGCCTGATCGAAAAAACTTTTCATGCTCTTGATGGCTTGGTCAACTTCGTCGCGCGATTTGAATATCGTCGTCGTCCACATCCGGCTCTGCGTGGTCAGGTTGAAGACGATGGCCAATTGCAGAATGCTGATCGAGATGTGGCTGTTGAGCGGCGGATTGGCGAACAGCTTCTCCAGCATGATGCCCATGCTGAGAATGGATGCTCCAGCTTGGCGGATGGTCGTGTAGCAAGCGAGCAATTCTGTCGCAAATGTGCCAGCGCTGAGCATGGTCAGATAAAAGGCGCGCACATCGCCGATCTGCCGTCGGGCCGCGCCGCCAGCTTCACCGGCCAGCGACGACACCGTCTGCGCCAAGCCATCGAGAATTCCATTGACCACGGCCTTGACCTCGTCGGCCTCGGTCAACTGGATAAAGGCTGGCGTCGGTGCAAGACGAAATGGAAAACCGATGGTGATGCGCGGCTGCGTCGTTGACAGCAGGGCATCGCGGTGCGTGGGGGAAATAATTATGTTTGCCATCTACCTAAAGCTGTCCGGTTGGGCTGAATTTCTCTGATCCGGGGAGAACATTGAAGTTATCGACCGCAGACTTTTCCGTGCTCGTCGCACCATCCGTAACGGCCGCTGTTGTGTCCTTGATTGCCACGAGATTGCCCGGCTGACCAAGCTCGACGAATTGCATGTCGAATTCGGTGAAGCCGCCACGCTGGCGATTCTCGACCATTGAATAGCGTTCGCACATGCATTGCAGCGCCTTACCGAATGTAAACACCGGGTGGATCAATGCGCCGGGGCCGTCCGCGTCAAGCGCCCTCACAAGAAGTTCGCGCTGCTGCGTATAGACGTAAAACGGATTACCGGGCCGATAGACCAGATAGCCGGAAAAATGAAAGCGCTGCGCCTGCTGGCCCATGTCTTCGGCATAAGGCTGATCCTTCTTCGGATATTCATGCACCACCGTGCGTCGCCCGCTCAGCTTAGCCCCGGTCTCGACATTGAAGATGACACCACGCCACGAAGCTGGCGTCTTCAGTAGCTTGCGCCATGGATTCTGGATATCGGTGATGGCAGCCATGCCTCACCTGTTTTCCAGCATGGCGATGCGCGCTTCCAGTTGCGCGACTTTCTGCTCAAGCATGAGCATCATATCCGGCGGAGATGGCACGGTGCCTTTAACAAACACTTTATTCGTCAGTATCTCACCGCCAGAATTTGCCATAACAGGATCAGTTGCTCCGGTTTCGAGGTTATGCTGGGACGAAACCTGATCATCCATGAACGGCGTCGTGCTCACCATCTTTTCGCTAAAGTTCATGGTGTTGACGTTGCCTTCCATGTGCCACGTCTTGCTCGACGCCTCGAAATAGCCGACCACGCTATCGCCAGCGCGAAACTCGATGCGATCCTTGGTGCATCGTACTTCGGTGTTGACCGATTTGCCTTCATGCGGATAGCGCTGCTGCTGTTGTTGCTGGTCTGTGGTTACGGCTGCTGCCGATCCACCTTGCTGCTGTGCCTGCTGGATTTTGTGCGTCTGCATGTCCTTGTTGACGTGGCGCAGCGAGGCCATGCGCGTCTTGTTTTCCTTGCTGCCATGCGCTGGACCATCAAGCGAAACGACGTAGTAGCCATTTTCGTTGACATAGGACATCTGCTCCGAGCCATCCGGCGCGTAGTGCGCGCCTTCGCCCGCCTTCATGCCGTAGGGCCGCACGCGCCGGTCATCGACCATGGCCACGGGATGCGAGCGCGAACCTCCGACATAAACCATCAGCGCTTCGGCAGAATCGCCCTTGGGCTGGTTGTGATTGAAATCGGCGTTGCTGTTGTTTTCTGCCGTCTTTTGTTGCTGCTTCTGTTGCTGCTGCTGCTGATCCTCGTCCTGCTTCAGCGGCACGGCGGTCAGGCCGACCATCTGCCACCGCTCAAAATTGCTAGGTGTCTCGGAATGAAACACGTCAGCGTATTTGATTTCCTGCATCAGATGTTCGTCATCGAACTCGCGTACGCTGGCACGCGCCGTTGACATCGATGCCATGCGGCCAATTTGGGTTGGAGAGTTGCGATAGGACATTAGCCCTCCGAAGTTGAGCCCGGCGATCCGCGCGGGATCAAGCCTTGCAACGCTGCCGGGTTGCACAATTCCAAAATTGTCCGCGTCCCGACGCTGTTATCCTGCACGAACGTGACTGAGCGTGAGGTCAATGGCAGCGAGCCGTCCATGATCAGCATCGGCGAATTGACAAAGTAGGTCTCATTCTCTTTCCACAGACTCCCGTCGGCCTTGGTCCAGCCGTAGACCGTGACGAAGACCGTAACCTGATCGCGTTGCTGCCAGCCGAACTCGGTGTTTACGCGCCCTTGCGGAATTGCATTCGACCAAGAAGGAATTTCCGCCGGATGCACTTGCGGCAGAAACAGTTGACCAAGCGATTCAATGCCCTCTTTGGAAAAGAAGGGCATGTGCGACACTTTCGGGCCGTATTGCTGATCGTTGCCCGTTCGTTGCCCAACGCCGTAAAGAGCCTGCGCCATGTCCGGGTTGTAGATGATCTCACGACCCTCGATGATATCCTTGCCTTCGGTAAAGGTATTTCCACCTCCAGTCGGCCCCATCGCCGCGACCAGATTTCCCTTTACGTTGCTGGTAAAATCAATTCCGAGAGGTCGCGCATGTATATCCAGAACATCCATGATGCTTGTACCCGGCACAATGGACACCCGATCAAATTTGTGCGTCGGCAACATGCCGCCGACAACTTCAAGCGCAACTCTCGTCGGCGAAAGCAACGCGCGCGCCAGTTGACCGAAATCCACATTCTTGAATTCGTGTGTTTGTGTCACGGCGGCGGCCGTCGTCAGCGACATCACGTTGCTCGCGCCCTGTATCTCGATGTAGTGGCGCGTCGCGTTGTAAAAAACCTGTCGTGAAAAAACCAATCCGCCAAACGCGGGCTGACCTGCCAGAGTAATTTGACATTCATCGCCGGGCACGATCTGCATTTTCGACCAGCCAACTGCGCCACTGCCCATCGGCGTCGGCTCGGAACAGGTCATGCGAAAAGTGAAAAACGGCGGCTGCTGAAAAACGTGTTTGACTTCTACGGATTCCCAGTCAGTGAAATTCCGTCCCTTGACGTTGAGAACGGCAATCTCGGCTGGCTTGAACGGCATTTATCAACCGTAGGCCCATGTGTTGAAGCTGTCGGCCACGGTGCCATCCTTGGCGGCAATCGGATATGAACGCGCTACTTTCAGTTCCTTGAAGATGCCGTCCGCGTCAGCCGTGGCACTGACACCGCGCGGCATGTTCTTGAAGTCAACCGCGATCTTGGCCGTGCCGAGATCGGAATCACCGTCCCAGCCGCCGCGCATCGATTGCTTGTCGATGGTTTCGCGCTGCTGGCGGCGCTGCATTTCATCGGTCGTAAGGTTGTCCCGGCCTTGCGCGCCTTCACGAACCCTGCGCTGCTGTTCCTCGCGGAATCGTCTGGCCCCTTCATGTCCGCCCGGTCCGCCGCCCCAATCATTGTAAACTTCGCCAAACCGTTTGATGCGCCCGCCGGACCAGCCGACGTTCGGATCGGCCCCGCTGCCCTGATCGGTCGCGCCTTTAAGCAGGTTGCTCCCGGCCAACGCGGCATCAATCGCGGCCATGAGGCGCGCCATGCGTTTTGGATCGCGCTCCAGTTGGCGCACGCGGCCGGGGAGAAAATTAGGATTGCGCAGCGGTCCATAAAACGCCTTGGTGAGACGTGCCGCGACTGAGCTTTTTGTATATTCAGCACGATTGAGCGCGCTTTCTGCCACCGCAACCGGATCACTCTCATGCTCGGCGCTGATGATTGCCGCGAATTGCTTTTTCAATTCCGGGTCGGCGTTCAATTCATCAGCCATGCGCTGACGACGTGCTTTCAGATATTCTGATCCAGCCAAACCCGCGCCAGACTCGTCATCTGCTTTCCCGCCTTCTGGCACCAGCGGCCCCGGCTCTCCGCCCGGTCCGGCACCACGACCGCCGCCAAGACCGCGACGGAAGCCGCCCAGCGTTGCCTGCAATGCACCGGTTGCGGTACGCGCACCGGTTTGCCCACCCATTCTGCTCGGATCGACGAGATCGCGAATCTCTTTCAATACGCGGTTGCTATCTTCCTCGGTCTTGAGCAGTTCATTATCGTTGCGGCCTTGAAACATCATCGGCCGCGCGCCACGCGGCAATCTGTCGTCATCAGTCGGCTGGAATCGTCCGCCGGGCAAAATTGGCGTGCGGCCGATGTCAGGTGCATTTTCCATCGGCAATGGCGGCAAGCCCATCTGCTGCCGTATACGCGGATTGGTGATCTCTGGCGCAATCGGTGTACCCTTCTCGTGCGGCACCCCCTGTATGCCAAACAGATCGCGAAATGTCTGACCGAGCGTCCTTTCCCCTCGCTCTAGTTTCTTATAAAGCCCAAGCACTTCGTCGACACCAATCCTTGTCGCATTGACAATGTTCGTCCAGTTTTGATTGACCTGCCGCACGAAGTCTTCAGTGTTTTTCAGATTGAGATCGATTTCCGCCTTCACGCCCTTATTGAATTTTGCGTATTCCGCCAGCATCGCTTCATCGATTCCGGTTTGCGAGGTGAACCAGAATTGTGCGTCGCGTGTCCACGTTTCATATTTATGCGTCATCATCTCATGGGCCTGCGCAAAATCGCCGGTCCTGATGACCTTCAGAAGATTTTGTGCCCATGCGCCCTCGCCCATCTGGTTGAGCGTTCTGATCAATTGGCTGCCGACACCAGTGGCTGATGCTTCACGGAAACTTTTGCCGATGCCTGCAATGGCATTCCTAGCCTGCTCGCTGCTGATCCCCATGTTGGCGAGCGTTTGCGTCATGATCGAAATGTTTTGCGTGGTGAAGCCAACGGACTTGGAAAACAATTCAAGCTGGATGCGCTGCACGGACACATTGTAAAGCGCCTTGCCGAACTGCTCCAAGGCGGCGACCGATCCCAGCGGAGCCAGCAAGCCCTTGGCAAAGCCGCTGAAGAAACTGCCGACGACATTGAGTTCTTCGCGAGATTTTTTGATCGTCTCGGTGGCGTTGCCGACAGATTTGCTGAACTTGTCAACACCGGTTCCCGCGCTGTCGCTCATATCGCGCGCCACGCGCTGCACGTTGCGCATCTCGTCGGCGATCTTGCGCAGTTCGCTCGATATTGAATCGCGTAGCGCTATTTCGAATTCGGTTCTTTGGTCTGGCACGTTATTCCTCTTCCGCCATAGGTCGTTGTGACTCGATCAATTTCGATGTCCAGTACACGTGGCGTTGAATTTCGGAAAGGGGTTTACGTAGGAACTCTGCCGGATCAACAGAGTAATATTTGGCCATCCGATAGCAATCGAGAATGTCTACATCTGACGACCCGGCAGGAAAAAACGGTACTTGATTTGCAGCGCCGCCCACTCCCAATCGCTGCCGCTCATTTGTCGGATAGTCGATGGTGGCACCGCCGCCAATAACGACATCATCTGCGTCATCGCCTTGGTATCATAACGCTCGGCTGGCGGATCGGTGGTGAAGTCGATGATGACAGGACTTCCGGCGCGCTCGATATCAGCACCGGTCGGCTCACGAAAGACCAGCTTCGTCGTTTCTTCGCCGTTGGCGATGACGGCTTTCTGCAGTGTCACTTCCAGCGAGTTTGCGCCATTAAGCGGCTTTTTTTCATCCTCGGCCATTTTACGATCCTATTTCGTCACACGTGATCCCTTCGAATCGGATGCGAGTCTGGCCCTCGCGAGTGTTGAGTTCAAGTGCCGAGCGGCACCATGCCTCGCGCAAGACGTAGGTCTTGCCATTGGCCAGTTCCGCCGTCACCGTCGCTTGCGTCACAGCTTCCACGTCGTCCATCGACAGCAACGGGTCGAGCGACACGTCGCCTTCGATGTACGGCACGCGCGGCAGTTCGCTGTAACCATGGATGTAGTCCTGTCCCGCGATGCCAGCGCGTTCCAGCGCCGATGGCGAGACGGTGAAGTTGCCCCTCAAAGGGTAGAGGCTGCCGTCGACTTTTAGGAAGGCGATCCAATTTCTTCGCAACGACTCGCTAAGTCGTTACCGCCTTTCGGCTGCTACATATTCCTATGCAGTGGAGACTATGTCATCACCCTCGGAAGAGGGGCCGGGCGCTTCGGGCCGCTTGGCCCTACGATCTTTCGATCTAGTCGTTGCACCTTCCGCCTTTGCGGCAGCTTGGCTCAAAGTTGTCCGATCTGGACGTTCTTTGAATTCACCCGGATTTGTTCGGTATCGATTGCTCGATAGAGGGGCCAATTAACCCGCAATTCGTTGCGCCATTCTCTTTCTCCTTTGTTGGAAACCGACGGATTCTTTTCCGCCAATTCTGATTTCCAAGGCCCTTGCCAGTACGCCCGGCGCTAATATTAGCGCGCTGTTCAGGCGACAACTTTGCACCAAGCCTTGTGCGCTTCCCGCGCATCCGCAGAGAAATTGCATCACGTTGCTCTTGCGGCATGATGCGTCCTGCTGCGTTTTTATTTCCGACAGCGTACTTATTTCCGAGCATTTTTACCCGACGTTTGGCGCGCTCTTGTTCGGACTGTTTCTGGCCAGTCCGGCTTTTATTGCCCAAAGCAAGCCGACCAAATTTAGCTCGCAACTCTAGTGACCTGTTTGCGTGAGCCGCGCGCTTCCGCGCGAGCGTTTCTTCGGAATCTTTGCGACCTATTTGATTTGCGCTAATTTTTCTTCGCACTTCTGGTGAATAAGTTTTACCAGACGTGCCGCCAGAATTTGCATTCCATCCAATGCCAGCCGTTGGCCGATATCCAATCTCTTTTTCAAGACATTTATTCCGTGTGCCTACAAAAAGAATTTCTACGCCATCAAATTTGAATCGCCCTTTTGATCGGTGTTCACTCAAACGCTGTTGAAGTTTATTTGTGATGCCAACATAGCCATCATTTTCTGGAACGCTGCAGTTGACATCATAAAGCCAGTAGACACAGCATTGTTCAGCCATTTGAAACCTCCAGCGTTTCGAGTGGTTAGAATCGGCGCGATGATTTCAGGCACCGCGCCGATTCGCATTATATCAGATGATCGCTGTATCACCCCTATTGTACTGCAAACGGAACTGAGCAAGCACGGCGAAGATTCGTAAAGCGTTGACCAAATCCGGCGGATAAAGGACGTTCAATCTATTAGGGTCCTGTGAATCGCGCTCGACGATCAGGTTGTCCTTGAACGCTTGCGCATTTTCCACCAGACCGTTGAACTCGTCGAAGCGATATTGCGCGACCAGTTCAGCCTTGATTGTCTTCGGCGTAACGATAGCCTGCCCGGCCCCGAAACGCGTCCCATCATCCGCTAGTTTGTGACGCGGATATTTCGACGTGATCGCCTGCCGCTGATTGCGTATCAGCTTGGCCAAGGTTGCCAGCGTCGTGACGTCGGTATAGGCGTCATCGCTCTGGCCGTAGAGGTTGACCGTCGCTGTCGTCGTTTCCCGGGCGATCACCGGAACGCCATCGGCATAGGTTCGCTGCGTGGCCAATCCGGCTGTCGATAGCGTGTTCAGTTCCGGCGTATTAAAGCGGGTCTGATTCGGCGCTGGCAGCAGACCCTCCAGATGCAACGATTGCAATGGACGCGCCGGATCGTTGGACAGCGCGCGAGCCGCCTTGCCGCAATAGGCCGCCGCCCACATGAAGTTGGGCGACTGCGCCGTATCCTCGACGGCGAGCACCGACAGTTGCGCCGAGTTGCGCGTCCCGCCGAATGCCAAGACCGTGGAGTAGGTGCCACGCAGGCAAGTGAAGATGTGGCCATAGAGTTGCCGCAACCAGCCCCAGCGCCCGTTATCAGAGAAACCGAATTCGGTTTCCCATGCCGTCAGCGAGTTGCTGTCGGTCTCGGCGATAGCAACGAACTCAACCGCCGTTTCACCGAGATTGGCGATGGCGTTGGTGAAGCTCGGTACGCCAGCGCCGCCAGCGGGCTGTACGATGGTCAGCGTCAAGCCGGTCGGCAAAATCTCGCCGCCGATTGCGCCGTAATAGTTGTATGTGATGTCGACATCGTTGCCGCTCACACCTTTCCATTTCACATTGACCGGACACAGGCCAGCCGCCACGGTGCCTTTGACCACCGGCAAATTCGGATTGGCCGCGATGGCATTACCGATGTTAGTGGCAACGATGCTCACGGTGTCACCGGCTTGCACCGCAACCGGCACATGGATGCCAGCGATGTAAAGATCAATCGTGCCAGCCGCCGTCGGCGGTGACGCCACCGTGATCGAACCGGCGGCTGCGGTCGAGCCTTCCAAGACCGGCAGGCCCCACACCTCTTGGCTGAAGTTGTTGGCAAAGAATGCCGTGAACATCATCGCCAGTTGCGAGCCTTGGCCGAATGCCGCATCGGCCTGCGCCTGCGAGGCAATCGGCAGCGGCACGTCCTGCGCAGCGGTGCCAGCCGTCAGTTTGATGCCGACCAGCAGCGCTGGCATTCGGATGATGGATGAACCGGCTTTCGATGGGTCCACCTCGACGTAGTAGAGCGGAATTCTCCAGCCAGCCGGGATGTTGTTGAAGCTAACGGGCATGTCACTGCTCCTTCGTTGTCTTACGTGACGGCTCTTTCTGCTCCGCTTTCGGTTCGGCCAGCGTCACATCGCCGTCCCTGAGTCTGCGTGTCGTGAACTGATCATCCGGCCAGTTCGCCGGACCCTCTTCTGGAAACGCACCGCCGATAGGATGCTTGAGCAGCTTCCGCATGGCGTCGTCTTTCGGCAAAACTTTGGGCATCGTTCGCTCCTATTGGTCCATGTCCCATTCGGCAATGATCGGTTGCCGGTTCGGATCGTCGTCGGGGTACACTTCTTTGAAATGGACGGTTTCCAGCATATCGGGCACCAGCGGCTCGTAGATGATCGCGCCAAGATCGATGGTCAGGTTGAATTGCAGTTCAGCCACCGGCAATTCGTTGTTCTGCCCGACATGCCCGAAGACGTGCGTGCGCCGCCCGCGCGTGTAGCCCTGAATCTTGAAATCCTTGTTGTAGATATTGTTCAGCTTTGGGTCTTTGAACAGGCCACGGCTGATGACCTGATAGGCATCGTCCAGCGTAAGCTCGGCTCGCTCTGGATCATTGTTTTCGATCATTACCGAAAACCCTAGCTGCACCAGCGAATGAAAGCGCGGCTCGCCGGAATCGGCCAAACCATCCGGCGATAAACTTTCATCGACAAAATAAACCGCCGCATAGGGAATGTGATTGGGCATCACGCGAAAGGCTTTAGACGTCGCAAACATAAACCCGCTGAAAAACGGAAACCCCTTCATGCGCGTTATCACCGCATCACGCAGCGCCATCCCTTCCGAGCGGGGAATTTGCTGGATGGCCGGTAGCTTGCCGTGCGCATGAAGTTGCCGCGCCAGCGGCTTTTTAATGACTGTCGTCATGGCTTCTTCGTCAGCACCTTGCGCAGCGTTAACGTGGTTTCGCCGCCGCCGTTGGTGACCGCATCGATGATTTCATATTCGCCCAGTTCCGGCATGCCGTCAGCTTCGGGAATGAAGATGTGATCGCGCTGCACCGGCAAAGTGGCGAATTCGGTTTCCAGAATATCAAGAATGGTTTTCTGGTCAGACAGGATCGCGCCATCCTCGCTCAGCACGTCGAGCGGCACGGTGTTGAAGATGCCGCGCCCGAGAAACGCATCGCCGATTAGCGGCATGAACGTCACGTCGCGCGCGAAAACTTGGTAGCACGGCTCGTAGACCACTTCGGGAAAGTTGATGGCCATTTATTCCTCGTCGAAGATATCCTGAAAATGTGCGGCAAATGATTTCGGCGTCAGTTCGGCTTTCTCGATGGGCGGGCGCTTGCCGATGAAGCGGCGCTTGCCGGATTTCAGTCGGCGGATGCGGCGGAAGCGCACGCGCCTGTCCCGGCGTTGATGCTCGAAACGACGCTTGACCTTTTTTGTAAGGCGTTCGCCGAGATCGAAACCTTTTTTCTCCAGCGCATCGGCCCATTTGCCAAGATCGCCAGTTGTCATTTCGATCTTCATACCGGGAACCGCATGAAGTGTCGCAGCAGATCGAACACCGCGCGCTGCGTTGCGCTGCCGATCATGCCCAGCGTGCCAGCCCCGGCACCGCCGAGCAGCGCGTTGGGATCGAAGTACGCCACGCGGCTCTCCTTGTGCGAAATCAATCGGACGCCACCGGTCACGAGGCCGCGCTGCGCCTGAATGTAAGCCTCGCGTGTCAGCAGCAGGCACGACTGCTGCACCGCCAGCGGCGCTTTCACCGGCACCTCGTAGCCGCCGATATAGGTCACCGTCACCGGCTCGGCCCATGGCCCGTTGACGGCGTAGAGCGTGCCGGATCGCGAATCGAGATCGTACTGGATGTCGGTGCCGCCATCGGTCGTCACGCTGTCGATGTCGGACTGCTCGACCGGATAATGCGAGAGAAAAATCCGCTTGTCAGAACGCCAGTTGATCTCGCGGAAGGTCTCGCTGACTTTCTCGCGCGCAAAAATCCGGTTGCAGTAAGTCTCTATTTCGCCCGATGCCCACTTGATGAACAGTTGAATCATGTCATCGCGCGTGGCGTCGGACTGCGCGATCTTCAGCGCGGTCTTGGCATCATATAGCGTCACCAAGGAATGGTCCGGAGCCTCTTCGATGACGCGCATGGTGATCTGCATCACGATCCCCGCAGACTGTCGAACACTTCGAACAGATCGCGCATCGACAAGGGCGCGCCGCGCTCGCCGTCACTCAGGAGCGGAACGACAATGAAATTCCGCCGATCAATTTCCCATCCGGCGACCTCACGGCCGGGCGCGCCTTGCTCTCCGCGTGGTCCAGCCGGTCCACGCTCGCCGGGCTTGCCGGTCTTGCCGACCGGACCCGACTTCCAGCCGGGGCCGGGACATGGACCCGGGTTGTCGTGCTTGGCGACAAACCAACTTGCATTGAGCGTGACGATGTCGAGCGCATGGTAATTTTCATTTGCATCGTAGGTGTCCTTTATCGTCAAAGAGCGGCCGTCATGACCATCGTTGCCGTCAACGCCGGGCGCTGCCAGACAAATCCAGTCCGCAACTTTTGAATTACCGGCATTCGGCTGCGGCTCGCGGGCCGTATCGAACTGTGCCTGATATGTGCCGCCCTTGTGCACGACTACGTCACCTTCGTAATGCACGCGCTCGGTCCACGCTTTCGCGGGCGGCAATTTGCCGGGCCGTCCTTCCGGTCCCTGCGGACCTTGCGGACCGGGATCGCCCTTCAGGCCGGGTGCTCCGTCTTTTCCGGCTGGTCCTGCGGGACCGGTTGCTCCGATAATGGTTTCTCCGGGCTCGCCTCGCTCACCTCGCTCACCTCGTTGTCCGGCTGCTCCGATGTTGCCTGTTGCTCCGGTCGGCCCGGCTGGTCCGTCTTGTCCGGCTGGTCCGGTTTCTCCTGCGGGTCCTGCTGGCCCGGCTGGTCCGGCGATACCGGCGGGGCCGGGGCTTCCGTCGAATCCTTTTTCCCCCTTTTCCCCCGCTTGCCCCTGCGGCCCGCATGGACCGGCAGGGCCGACAATAGTTTCTCCCGCTTCGCCTTGCGCGCCGCGTTCGCCGCGTTCGCCTTTTTCGCCCGGCGCGCCCGGATAACCCCTCTCGCCTTGCGCGCCTTGCGCGCCTGTTTCGCCTTTTGCCCCCGCTTCGCCTTGCGGCCCGTCCTTCCCATCTGCGCCATCCTTTCCATCTTTGCCGTCGTGTAATTCCGCCAAGCGCTGGGCGATCTCGCCGTCCAGCTTCATGGTGAGCAGTTGATGCGTGGCCTTGATCTCGGCAACAAGTTCAAGATTGGCCGCACGCAAAGTCGCGATGACTTCGCGTGATTGTGCGGCCATCAAATCGTATTCCCGCCGCCACTCGCGCCGCTGCTCGGAAATGACAAAGCCCAACGCCTCGCGTAATGCGTCAGGCAGTGTGTCGTCTATCGTATTGTTCTGCGGTGCTGAGAAGACTGCGGGCATAGTGCTGTCCGCGTTCCCTGCTGTCATTGGCAAAATCCTTTTGAGCCGGTTTTGGCGGCGGTTCGCCCGCTGCCGGTGCCGGTGGTGCCGGTGGGACAGGTGACTTCGTGCCAGCCGCGCCGACCGGCGACGTCGGCGGTGCTGTTGCGGGAACCTGTCCACCAATGACGCCCGGGATCGCCGCTGCTGCCGATAGGGGCACTTGTTGCTGTTGCATTCTCGGCTCCCCACCGAACGGTTTTTCGGGCAGATCAAATTCGTCGCGTGCTTCATTCGGCGATTGGATGCCTGACGTGACTGCGCGCGCATGCGCCTCGATGCGCGTCTTAAAATCGGAACGCAGCAACGCGGCGGTGTCGAATTCCAGATACTCGTGCGGCAACCCTTCAAGCTGGAACAGCTTGCCGAACGCCTCTTCGATGTGGTTGAGGCAGAAGCCCAAGCCGGAAGCGATCCAGCTTTGCATCAGCGCTTCGGTCGAACCCATCGGAGCGCCGCCGATGCCGAGTATCTGCAACGGGATGCGATAGGCCAGCGCGATCTTCTGGTCGCTCAGCTTCATGATGTCGGCGAGTTGCGATTGTTCTGGCGTTGACGTGATCGTTTGCGCCTTCAGTCCTGCGGTCAGCACCGCCGTGCCGCCCGCATTCAAGCCACTCGCCTGCTCGTTCCAGCGGTCGCGCAGCGCGGCGACCTGATCCTTGTCCAAGACCATGTCGGTCTGCAACACCGTCGAGGGCCGCGCCTGATTGAGATAGAACCTGATCTGTTGCCCGACGATTGCGTCGGTCAGCATGACATCGCGGGCGATGGCCATCAGCGGACTGTCGCCGCGCAATTCGTCGTATGACGTATGCAGCCGTATATGCAGCACGTCGCGCTCGGGCACGATCAGCGGATATTCCGGCAGCAGCTTCTGCACAATTTTGTTGCCGCCAAGGCTGTAAAACACTTCGCCGGTTTCGGCGACGAGGGCTTGGCATTGCTGCGGCTTCATCAGATGTAGTGAAGAAATTTCAAAGCGATTATTGCGTAGAGCAAGAGCGTAGCAATTACCATCCAGATAAAGAGAGCGCGTCCCATTGAGCATGAAGTCCGAAATCGTCTGATAGGCATTCGGCACGCGCAGGATGCGCGAGAGGTCCGACGTCATGATGCGATTGCGCCCGCCATTGTCGAGCTTGATCCAGTGGTCGCCGGGCAGCATGGCGACGGTTTCCGCATAGGCGGACACGCAGGCTTCGACCAGCGCCGATGGCGAATAGCCGCCGGTCAGCGTGTAGCCGTCCTGCCACCAGTTCAGATTGTTGCCGACGCTGGCGGGCAGAACTCCGCCCGAGACCGGGAGGAACCAAGGTCCCGGGCGATACTGGCCTTCCAAGCCGATCATGCGCTGGACAGTTGCCAGCGCGCGCGAGAGTACGTTCGCCACTTATTTTTTCTCGTGTGCGACCGGCGTTGCTGTTCTGGTTTTGTAGCTGCCACCGCTGCCGCCAGCTTCCAAGGCTCGCACTTTTTCGAATGCTTCGGCATTGGCCTTCTCGGTCTTTTCTGCCGCTTCGGCGTAGGCCGCCATGCGCTCGTCTTCGGCCTTGCGCCAAGCTTCATAGTCGACCGGATGCAGCGCCCGCTGCACTTCTTCGGTGGTCGGATGCACAACAGCGTCATCCTCGCCCCGCATATCCTGCCGTGGCTTTTCGATGACGTGCTTCGCTGTCGATTTTGCTTCAGGCATAGCTCGATCCTTTCTGTCTGACAAAAATATACGCGCGGGTTTAACGCCCGCGCGCAGCATTCGATCAGTTCCACGTCATGCCAGTGATCCACGCACCAACAGCCTGCCGTTTCCAGACCCAGTCCAAATCCCAGATGAGCCGGATGGCCATGCTGTCAGTCTGATAGAGCGAACGCATCGGGGCCGCGACCGTATTCGGCGTTGCGACCGATGCCAGTTGCTGCGGTGACGTGTCCTCCATGTGCAGGACGGCGCTGTCGCTGATATCGAATCTTGGTGCACCTTGCGAGGTGGCAAAGTCAGCCGCATCGACAAGATACATCGTATCGTTTGTCGCCGTCGTTGTCTGTAGCACCGGATAGCCGAGCAAGGTGCCCTGCGCCAGTTCATCGCGGAACGGCAACATGCCGCCCGCTGCGGCTTGCGTCAACGACATGGCCAGCACGTCGGACGGATTGATGATCCACACCGGCTTGCGGATGTTGCCAGCCGTCGTGGTAATCACCTTGTTGACCAGCAACTTGAGATCGCCGATCAACGCTCCAATGCCGCCAGCAGCCGTCGGGCCAAGCGCGGCACCCGCCATGTTCTGGATACCCTGCGGACGCACTGCCGTGGCCGCATTGTTGTCCATGAGGACGACATCGATGGCCGTGCCGGTGTCTTCCAGCATGCCATTGCGCAAGATGCCTTCCAGCGCGGGAGTCGAGTGGATGGCCATTTCGCGCGTGAGGGTCGTGATCACGCCGAGTTTCTTCGGCGTCATCACCACGGGAGTGAACGCCCCCTGCTTGACGGGGATCGGCGCGCCTTGCGCGATGAAGCCGCCACCGATGTTGCCGACCGTGCGGGCGGGCAGTGTGATCTGACCGTTGACCCCGAACGTGTACGATCCGCCAAGACCAGCGAGACGCGGCAGGATCGATACCGGATACAAGGCATCGATCAGGTCGCCGATGATCTTGTTGACCAGCGTGTCGGCCCAGCCCGAGACCGTGGTCATGGCCGGGGCCGAGGCGGCGCGGGTGACGATGTCCATCACCATCTTGGTGTTGACGTCCTCGCCGTAAGACTCGACCAAGATGTCGTTCATGCTGCGCTGTGCGCGCAGGCCGTGGTGTTTGAAGGCAATGGCGACCGAACGCCAGAAGTAGTCAATCGCCTTCAGCTTCTGCGCGGGTATGGCAAACGGCTGCCGGTTCGACACCTCCAGCGCGCTTGCGCCGCCGTTGCTGAACTGCGTCACGGCGTTCTGCCTCACGACCGCCGGAAGAGGCGCTTCGGTTTTCACCGATTCGATGATGTGGCTTTCGGCCCGCTTGAGGGCTTCCAGCGATCTCTGCTGCGCCTCGATCTTGCCGGTGAGGTCGTTGGTGATTGCCAACGAATCATCGCTCGGATTTTCGTCGTCGATACTCTTCAGATGCGTGTCAAGTTGATCCTGCAACTTGACGATGCGCGTTTGCGTATCAGTGATACGCTGTGCAATGGGCGACATAGTCGTCCCTTTCGTGATGCGTTGAGTCCGGGCGTACTCGCCATTGCCGCGTTGCTTCACGCCATCGTCTTTTTTGCCGTGCTTGGCAAAGACGAGATCGCGAGTCTCGGCGGAGATGTTCAGCGCCTTGACGATGGCCAAGGCATTCGGATTGGCCGGGACAGCGACCAGCGATGTCTCGACCAATTCAGACTTGAGATAAATTTCCCCTTTTTCTTCACCGTTCTTGGTGCTGCGGGACCTTCTCTCAATCGGAGTGAAGCCGACCGACACCGCGCGCAGGATGTCGGCGTCGATCAACTTGCGGATTTCGTCAATGCGTTCCGACGTGCCAGCCGGGGCCATCTTCAATCGGCCGCGCAGCGCACCGTTCTCGACGCGCAAATTTTCCCACTTGCCGACGATGAAGTTCGGATTGTGATTAAACAGGGCGATGGGATTTTTTCGATAATTCGACAATTCCCAGCCGTCGGCCATGATGATGTCGCCGAAGCGATCCGGCGTTGCATCGGAAAGAATGAATTCCATGCCGCTGACTTGAGCGGCATGCGTCTTGTGCCGGATGCCGTTGGCGGCGCGTTCAAACTCGGCCCATGCAAATTGGCAGCCTTCAAAGTCGCCGGTCTCGTCGACACACTCGTCGATAAATTCCGAATAAGTCTGTCCCGGGTCGGGGATCATGGCGGGGCTGTCTTGACCGAACTGCTTCGACGGTTTCTCGCCGCCGTGCTCCTTGCGCCAGTAGTTCAGGCAGATGGCGACGGCCTGATCCTGCGGGCGCTTGCTGTCGCCCGTGCCAATCGTTTCTGGGACGCAGCGCGCCATGAAGTCTGACTGGCTCTCGCCCTTGTGCGGTGTCATCGGCATGGATTTGTTTCCTAGCTTTTTCGGTTGTGGTCGCAATGCGCGCAACCGGGCCTGAATTTCCTTTATGTGTCCGTGGCCTGCATACGTTGAATCGGCTGCTGGCAACTTGAAAACCCTGCAAAAACCTTTATCTTTTAGGTGAGGGGTAAGGCCCCCTCAGATGCCCCTGCCTACAAGGCCCTTTCACGCTGGGCCACCGCAGGGGAGGTCCCGGTCCCGAGGGGAAAAAGTCGCGCTCCGTCGCTCGCCCTCCCGCCAAGCCCCAGATGGGCACAGCTAGTGCAAGGGAGTCCGCGCCGCCAGACATGACGGGGAAAGTGCCCGAGAGGGCCGACGCATCCTCGCCGCCCAAGCTTTGCAAGAGCTTCGGCTTTCACTCTGGTCCCGAGAAAAACATTCGCGACACACCGCTAATCAAGGTGTGTTGCGTCCATGCCCTACGATCTCCTTTCGACTTAGCAACCAACGAAAAGAGTAGGTCGCGAAAGCCGAGACCGACGGGCATGAACGCAACACATTTCCGCGAATAACCAAGGGCGCTACCGCAATCGCCGAACGATTGACGCGCCAGACGCCGGATACACGACCGGCCGCAGTCGGGTGAAAGCCCCGACACTGAATTGACTGTGCGGCGTAAGACTTCGCCATCCCAGTCCCGCAATTGAGCGAATAGCTGCAAGTGGCCCGAAAGGCTTGAAGGGCAGCCGGGGGAAAGTTTGGCGAGACGTAGTGTGGCAGCCTTGCCAGCGAACGACCACTGTTGCGCACAGTCGCTAAACAACGGAGTCGAAAATGAAAACTGTACGAAAAGGCAAAGAGAAACTTCCCTTCACGTGCGGCGAGAAGGCAATCATCCAGAATGCCTTGGAGAAATACGCCGAAGGTTTCGAGGTTCAGTATCCGGTGCAGTGCAAGCAAATCCTCAAGCTTGCAAAGCGCATCGGACGATCCGAACCAGAGTGATCACTAAGCGCCGCCTACGGGCGGCGTCGTAGTGCTCATGCACTCGCCCGCTTGCAACGGGCGTTCACAAGCAAACGGAGTCAAAAATGCTTGCACCTACTGTCAACTTGGAAATTGAAAATCCAGTCACCTCGAAAGAGCTAGTTGACCTCTTGATCATGCACTTCGCCGTCAATCAGGCGGTGATGGTGTGGGGTGACTCAGGCATTGGCAAATCTGAACTGATGGACTTGATTTGCGCACTGACCGGGCGAAGGAAGGTTGATATTCGCCTGAACGTGCGCGAGCCGGTCGATCTGCGCGGCTTGCCCGTTCCTGATCTGGCAAAGCTAGTCACCAAATGGCTAGTCCCCAGCGAGTTGCCGCCCTCGGACGGCAGTTGGGGTCCGACGTTGCTCGTGCTCGATGAAATCAACACCGGCACGATGCAGATGATGTCGGTTGCCATGCAACTGGTAAACGAGCGGTGCATCGGTGAACACCGCTTGCCGGATAACTGCGCAGTTGTCGCCATGGGCAATCGTCCCAAGGACAGCCGTGCGGTGATCCAGATGCCCAAGCCGCTGCGCAAGCGCTTTGCTCATTACAGCATGGTCGTCGACCATGATGCGTGGGTCGAGCACTGCAAGCGGACCGGTCTTACTCCCGAGATCATCGCCTTCATTCGCTTCCGGCCTGAGTACCTGATCCGCGAAGCGCAGGGCGATGAAAACGCCAGCGCCAATCCCCGCACGATCTACAAGTGCGGCGTCTATGTGAAGCAACCCCCTCGGTTGCGGCACAAGGCATTCGTCGCGCTGGTCGGCAAAGACATTGGCAGCGAGATGGAAAGCTTTGTTTCGATGTATCAAGCGCTATCGAACATCGACGACATTCTTGCCCATCCCGACACCGCCAATGTGCCGAGCGAGCGTTCTGAAGCCTACGCGGTCGCTACCGCGCTGGGCCGTTTGGCGGATCGTAAAAACTTCGCCAACGTCATCAAGTACGCCCGGCGTCTGGGCAAAGAGTACAGCCGCGAACTGGAAATCGTCGCGGTGACCGATGCCACGTATCGCGATCCGAAACTTGCCGAAGTGAAAGCCTACGGCGAGTGGGCGGTCGACAACGCGGACATCACTGCTCAATAAACGCTTCACTAAGGACGGCGGTAAGTCCCGCCGTCTCGTAGTGCAGCATGCACTCTGGCGCTTGCAACGCCAGCAATTCAAGGAGTCGAAAATGTTACAGAACAGAATCGACACGGAACGACAAGCGGCCGACGCCATCGCTAAGGCGCGCGCGGCTCTCGTTCTCACTCGGAAGTTCTACGCGGTGCTGGTTGGCCAAGTTGTTGCCAAGCCGTGCTGGAGCATTCCGACAATGGCAACGGACTCGGTGACGCACTACTACAATCCCGCGTTCATTGTCAGCCTGCCCCCGGTCGAAGTGCTGGGGACGCAGGCGCACGAAAGCGAGCATGACGCGCGCCATCATTCGACGCGGCGTCAAGGTCGCGACCCCAAAGACTGGAATCGAGCCTGCGATTACGCAATCAACGGCGACCTGATGGCCGAGGGGTTCGTGCTGCCGAAGGGTGCGCTCTATCGTGAGGACTTCGTCGGGCTTTCCGCCGAGGAAATCTACCGCATCCTTCAGCTAGAGAAACAAAAACAGACACCTCCGCCGCCGCAGGGTGGCGAAGGCGAGAAATGCGAAGACGGCGACGACAGCGATAAGCCGTCCGACGATAAATCCGAGGAATCTGAAAATGATTCCGACGATGAAAAGTCGGACGACGAATCCGATGGCGGCGACGGATCGGACGATGACGAATCTGAGGATGAAGAGTCCGAGGACAAGGAATCGGACGATGGCGACGGCGAAGGTGAAACCGAAGCCGAAGGCGACGACGAAGCCGGTGACGAAGCCGGTGACGAGGAAGCCGACGGCGATGGCGATGGCGACGACACTGGCGAAGACACCGATGTCGAGGCCGACGCCGAAGACGAAGATGAGAACGGTGACGGTGATAAAGGCGACGAGCCGACATCATGCGGCGAAGATGGCGGATGCGGCGAAGTGCTCGACGCGCCCGGCGACGAAGCCGAAGTTGCCGATCTCGATGCCAAATGGGAAGTCGTTACGCGGCAAGCGGTCGCGTTGGCCAAGAAGGCGGGCACGTTGCCCGGTCATTGGGCAACCGAGATCGAGCGCCGCAAGACGCCGACCCAAGACTGGCGCGCCATCCTGCGTGAATACATCGATGCAGGCGCACGCCGGATCGAAACGTGGAACCGACCCAATCGGCGGTTCGCGCATTCCGGGTTTATCCTTCCCGGCAATCAACGCGACGGCATCAACAAGGTCGTGTTCATTATCGACGCTTCCGGCAGCATGGTTGGCCAGCACGTCAAGGTGGCCAACGAGTTGCAGGCCGCGCTCGACGATGGCGCGATCAGCGAAGTGGTCTTGGTCTACATCGACACCGAAGTCTATCGCGTTGATAGGTTCGCCGATGGCGACAAGATCGAATTCGGCGAGATCAAGGGCGGCGGGACGGCGATGTTGCCTGCTTTCCGCTGGGCCGCCGAGAACGAGTCGGATGCAAACCTGATCGTTTGCCTGACCGACTTGTATATCGAAACCATCACGCCAGCCGATGAACCGGCCTGCCCGGCGCTTTGGTGCGCGTATGGCGATCCACGCGCAATCAAGTCCGAAGGCGCGAAATTGCCTTGGGGCAAAGTTGTCGACGTGGACAACGAGTGAGCACTAAGGGCGGCCCCGTGCGGGCCGCCTCATAGTGGTCATATCGATCACTCCCGCGCTTGCAGCGGGTTCACATGCATAGGAGTCAAAAATGAACAAGCATGTTTCTGTTCCGTCCGTCCTGCAACGCAAGGCGGTGCTGGTCTCGCTCAACATCTCGACGTGGGCGGCGCGCAAGCTTGACCGCAAGGTCACGCGCGAAACCAACCAGCGCTATCATGCGGCGGCGGACGCAGGCCGCTTCAACAAGCTTCTGATCGAAGCGGCACGCCTGAAGGAGATCAACGGATGCGTGTCTCGCGCCCGCGATCTCTACTACTCGATGACCAAGCCTTGGGCGGATGAAGGTCAGCGCATTCTGCCGAACGCGCTGTATCTTGATTTCGTCAATCAACTGCGCGTCATCAAGCAGGACTTTGAGAAAGCGGCCGAGGATTTCTGCCGCGAGTATCCGTCCTTTGTCGCCGAGCGCAAGTCAGTGCTCAACGGCATGTTCAACGAAGCGGACTATCCGACCCCCGGCATGATCCGAGGCAAGTTCAAGCTTGAACATCGCTTCTCCAATCTGCCTGCGGCCGGTGACTTCCGCAGCGATGATCTGGACGCGGAAACCGTCGAGGACATCCGCGCCGAGATCGAGAAGACGACGACGGCCGTCGAGCACGAGGCCATGGCCCACACCAAAACACAGATCGTCGAGGTGGTCGGCCATATGGCCAAGAAGCTGGGCGAGTACAAGAGCGAAGGCGGCGACGAGCGGCGTTTCTTCTTCGACTCGCTGGTCGACAACATCCGCGATCTGGTCAAGTTGCTGCCTGCCTTCAACCTGACCGGCGACACGAAGCTCGATGCGCTGATCAAGCGGATCGACAAGGAATTGTGCAGCGAAGATGCGAAGGTGCTGCGCAAGAACGACGACTTGCGCGAAGGCGTGCGCAAGAGTGCCGAGGACATCCTTGCCGAAGTCGAGCGCGTGATGGCCTAACGAAGCACTAAGGGCGGCCCCGTGCGGGCCGCCTCGTAGTGTTCCGGTGAACACTCGCCCGTCTTGCACGGGCGTCTTACTTAAAACGGAGTCGAAAATGAACCTCAATCCAAACTGCTGTGGCGGTCATTGCTGGTTCGACAAAGGCGAAGTCCGCGTCTATCCGATAGGCGCTGGCGGCAATCTCATTCTTTGTCGCGCCTGCTGGAATCACGAGAACGCCTACAACCGCTGGCGCGGCCGGGAAACCGGTCGCCCGGAAAACTGGCCCGTCCGCAACTGGGACGAAGCGGAGGTCTATGCCAATGCAGAATAAAATCTGTCCTTTTGGCGGCCAGCATCCTAGTGCCCGCGAAGTCCGCGAGTTCTGCCTGTATCTGCGCAACTGCACAGACCGGCAGGTTCGCGGCGTCTACGAGAAAGAAAAAAAGGCCAAACGTGAAGTCTATATGGCGCTCGCCGAAGTCGAAGCCGAGCGGCGCGGTTTGTTTTTCCTGTGATTCACTAAAGGAGTCCAAAAATGAAACTCTACCAACACATCGCTACACTCGTACAGGCACGCGACAACTGTCTGGCCAACCATAATACGCACTGGTTCGGCGAGCACACCGAGAGCCTTGTGCGGCTGGGCAAAGAGCGACTGCCCAGCGGCAGCGGTTTCGACAACGGCACGACCGTCGATCTTGAGCAATCAAGACCGCAGCGGCTCGTGCTGCAAACCGCATTCCATCACATGGACGAAAACGGCTCATATGATGGCTGGGAGGATTACACCGTCGTGGTCACGCCCGATCTAGCGAGCGGGTTTGACCTGCATGTCTACGGCGTCAATCGCAATGACATCAAAGAGTACATCGGCGATGTCTTCCACAATGCGCTGAGCGAGGAAGGCGAAATCGAAAAGCTGCCTGCCTGAAACAATCCCCCCTGTGGAGCGATCCACCGGGGGGATTTTTTTTGCCCATTTTCTTGAATTGTGCGGGCCATCCAGCCTTGCAAGCCGGATGGCCCTGATCCGGGGCCTGCGCGGAGTCGCGAAAATCTTTCGGTGTCGTGAGCCCGAAAGCAACGCTGTGACGCGGCCCGGCGGACTTCCTTAATCTATGTGCGCGCTGCCCCGCTGTCCACGCGAGGCTGGCGCATTACTTGGCATCCTTCGTTGTCTTGCGCTTGGCCAGCCATTCGGCACGATACTTGTCGCGGATCGCCTGCTTGGACGGAGAATCAGGGTTCTGCTTCTCGACCGGATCGAGCCAGTAGGGCAGGTTTTCCTTTTTCTCTTTGTCGAGGATGTCGAGTTTGTATGTTGCCATCTTATGCTGCTATCTGGTGACCGATCTTGACACTTTCAAACGGCGGCGCGCTGTTCTGCCATGCATCCCATCCCTTCCACGCGGTGCCCGCCACCACGACCTCGTGTTCGCCAT